GCACGACTCTTTCCATGATATTTGTGGTAGTCATAATTGTCCTTGCAAAAATGTTGTTTCATTGCAAGGTATGTCTTATAACACTCAAAGGGAGACATTTTAAAAAAAGTAATAGGGGCGATTTTTTTCCGGGATTTTTTTTCCGACTTTTTTGGAATTAAAGGGGCAATTTCGCACGGGAGGATCGCTTCAAGTAGTTTAACTTGATTGCCTCGCCACGAATCTTTTCTTTCAGTGGTTTTGAAATTAATTTTGGTACAGATTCTAAGTCCAAGTTATTCTTCTCACAAAAATATAAAATAGCATCGATGTAAGTTAAGTTCTTATCATCTTGAACTAGTTTTTCTATCTCTTGTGCGAATCTTGACGGACAATAGAATTTGTCTTCTAGTGCTTTTTCAAGTTCTTTTTCCATAGGTTTCCAGTTTGTGTTCCACAAACTCTCTAATGTACTGTGCGAGTAATTTAATGTACTTGCCTTTATCATATTCTTCATAGACTACACATTCTCCATTTTCACATGCCATTAAGATGACGAATTTTTTCACAGCAATACCAGTCAATTCATATAACATGCACGCATATGCTGCACATTGAATGAAATAACCATCAATCCACTCTCTTGGTTTTGGTTTTTTGGATGTCTTAAAATCAATGATAGCAAGTTCGCCATTGTACTCAGCAATACAATCAACTGTTCCTGCTACACCCAGTTGTTGACTGTATAATGATTGCTCAAGTGCATGAATATTATCAATTTTATTGATCTCATCCTTGGCAATAAGGAATAAAAACTCAGAGAGTGGTTGTACTAGTCCGGTTTTAAAGTTTATATTGTTGAGATGATTTTCGGTCAGAGTATGAAAGTCTGTTCCACGACTAGTTGCTTTTCTTGTGATCGAATTTGCCTTTTCTTCACCGATTTTCTTTCTCCACTTAGCAAAGAAATCTTTGTTGTGGTGACTAATAACAGAGGTGATGGATACTAACCTGAAAACTTCACTACTATCTGGATCGGGAACTTTGTAATAACGAACGCCGTCAATAGTTTCCCTGTCGAGAGAAGGGATCTCACAAATCACATGATTAAAATTCATAGTTACACAGTTTCACTTTTGGCGAGAAGATATTCTTTAACAATACCGGATCTTACAATATCATTGATATCAAATTCTATTATATCAAAAGATTGCATTCTACGCAAAATTTTAAGAAAATCTACGATACCATTCTTCTCATTGGTTTTTATGAGATCAGTTTGAGATCCATCTCCACAGAACATAATCTTACAATTCTCACCAACACGAGTAATGATAGAATCAAGTTCATGAAAATTCAAATTCTGAAATTCATCAACAATAATGATTGAATTGTCTACTGTTGTTCCACGAAGAAATGATGTGCTCCAGAACTTGATAGTCTCTTGAGTTTTGAGATTACCATATAGCATTTCAAAGTCTGCATCAGAAGACATTTCAAACATATACTTTACCATATTCTTGTATGGAATTTGATAAAGTGATGATTTGTCATCATGATCGCCAGGAAGAAAACCAATTTCTCTGGTCGAAACAAGAGACCTTACAAGATAAACTTTCTCGTATGGTAGATGTTCATTCATCACATCTTTAATTGCATTATACAAAGTGATAAATGTTTTACCTGTTCCTGCAGCACCATATGCAACAATGTTCTGACCCTTTTCATAAGCATCAAATAATGTTTTTTGATTATGAGTAAGTGGTTCAATGTCAATCAGAAGACTCTCATTAATAGGCTTCTTTTTCTTCATCTGTTTTGCAGTCATTCCCACTCCAATATTATCATTAGAGTTACTGCGCTTTCTCCTTGGCATACTACTTAACGAATTGGTTTTACTTTAGATCCCGGTGCTTTTGATGCTTGGCGAAGGACATCATTCCAACCGGGGTTTTTTGCAACAAGTTTATCCTTCCATTCACCAACTTCACCTACACCAGGACAGGTGCTGGGATCAGAAAAATCTCTTTCCCAGTTTGGATTGTCAATTTTCCACTGATCCCAATCATGAACACTCATCACAACGTCTTTTTGTTCACCAGTTTCTTTATTTCTTACGGGGTAAGTCGCCATTTGCTTATAATGTAACAAAGTTATTTATCATTGCCAGTCAAGTGCCTTTGCAACAGTTGGAAACTGTCCGGCAAAAATACACTTACACTCGTTGGCAATGTCCATGTGCTCTTTCTGTGTTCCGTGTGCCGACCGTAGATTAATGTAATGAATCCACGAGCGGCAAGAACCTGTCATATACATTCTAGTTGGAGTACAGAGTGGGAGAACCATACGAGCACACTCCTTTGCAACTCCCATCTCAAGCATTTGATTGTAGAGAGCATATGATGAACTAAACAGAGTTTGCATCTGCATTTGCAGTTTCTGAATCGTAAATTCATCAAGATCATCAATACTATTCTGACGATTTTTTGTATCTTGACGACGAAGTTCTGGCAGTTCTACTGTCTGTAGAAGATTAGCATCTGCATACCGCTGACTAAATTCCTGGAAGGTAAAACTCCTATGCCTCAGCACTTGAGCCGCGATTGCTCTGGTAGTATTGATCTCAAGAGTCATAAATGCTTGCTCAAACACAGACCAATGCTCATGCTTAATACAATACTTCAGAAGACCTTCAAATGAAGGATTCTCCTGATTATTTGGATTTGAAACGCGAGCAACATATGCCATATTTTCTTCTGGGTTTGGCGTACATTGTACAAATTTAACTTCCATTCAACATTCCTCACATAGGTTCTCTTTGTATTCTTTACGAACTTTCTTTACTTCTTTAAGTTCTGACTTGATCATTTTATATGCACTCTCAGAATCAATTTTATTGCCCAACTCTAATGCAACAATAACTTCAACTCTTGTGCCAAAATGTGATAATGCTTTTTCAAAGCAATTTAAATCATCATACATTAAATCCCTCCTCTTTAAGATACATTATAAAGTACATGTCTATATTTGTACAATCTTTGTTGCCTCTACTTGCCCACACATCACAAAATTCATAGACCTGCTTTGTGTAGTCATTGAGATAATGTAAAAGTGCTCTAAAAGTTTCTGCTCTTAGATACATTCTTTCCTCAGAGTATACCCATTCATCTTCAGTGGTTGAAGTTTTTTTGTAGAGAGATTCTTTTTTAATCATAGTCCCCATCTTCGTCATTGATATCTGCGTACGTGGGACTTGGATTTGATTCTTCCACTGTCCAGGATTTAATATCAGAGTACACTTCAGATTCTAACAAGTCCACGATAGATTTCAACTGTTGAACTATGTCCTTTAATGTTTTCTTATCCATATTGGTAAAGTCCACAATACACTTCTAATTATAATAAAAAAACATACCTCTTGCGAGGTATGCTCTTAAGAAGCACAGTAACTTCATTCACACGGAAGGAAGTTATAATATAGCATAAAAAAAGAGGATCGTCAAGACCCTCTGATTCATTTGTACAGAAAAATAATTTCTGCATATAAGATACCAAGAAATACTACACAACCTAGGGACGTGAGTCCAGATATCTGTAATGCTTCCATGGCGATCACTTGTTATAAGTGCGACCACGATAGCAGAAAGTACCATGAGTTTCCCCAGACTTCTGCTCGCACTGATAGTCAACACCACGATATGCAGTGTGAGAAATCTGTGCATCGTGAATTGCCGATACCTTATTGATCTGCTTACGAATGAGATTAAGTGTGTTCATTTGTTTACTCCTAAAAGAATGGAAAGTTAACCTTCTCTGCTTACACAGGATCCGTTTTCCCGTTCCTTCAGTCGTTTGCGTCTCTTGAAACACATGAATTTCCATACTTTACAGCAAGACCCATCACAATGAGAGTCTTTTCTTTACTGGATAAGTTTGGATCTTCCCTTACAACATCAAATACTTCCTTAACACTTTCACAAGACATTGCAAATGATGTTGTAGGAAATAAAAGAAGTGAAAATAATAAAATGTATTTCATGAGATGAACGGTCCGTTCCGCGACTTACTTGCGTCCTAGATTAGTTTACTGTCGCATTTACCTTTAACCTTTGACTTAAGATAACCAATAAGGTTATACTTAGATCGAAGATCTAAGTTGTCATCCATAAGGATTTCAACTCTTCTCTGTTGGAACCTTTCACACGACATGTGCCACCCGTAGGAGGAACCGTCTTGATGATGGACTAAGGTAAAAGCCAGAAGTAAACTAAGCATTTGGATGAACGTAGGTCTAATATAGACCTTATATTCTATATAGTCAACCTTCGTCTGGATTTTGTTTCAGATCATTAAGGAGTTCAGAAACTACCTTCTCAGTCCCTGCCATTTGCTTTAGGTCATAAATGGGAGACTTCATATACTTTTTGATCTTTTTATATCTCTTCGTTAGTTTCTGAATCTCATCCATATTAAGAGTGACTCTTAAATTATTTTCAGATTCTTTCTTAAATCCACCGCTCATTTTTTACTCTTTTCTTTTTTAACAGCCTTGGGATCATTCCAAAGTTTAGGATTAACACGACCCTCAGTTTGTGTCATGGTAACAAAATCATGACGATATTTATCCCAGTAATCATCAAAAATATCTACTTGCTTAGGAGCAGAAGCAATATCAAAATGAGTCATACCATCTTGCAAATACTCTATCATATATGTGTTATATGGTAGAGTACGATCTGATGCTTGTTCTGGGTCACAATCTTTAAACAAGATTTTACATCCTTTTCCCATCAAGAACGCCCTCCCCATTTAATATCGGGGTAAGCTTCTTGAACTACATTAAGGGGGATATTATATTTTTCTTGAAGTCTTTTGTCCTTAGCAAGTACTAGAATTTCAGCATCTTTTGGATGAAGAAGTTCCAAAATGTTAATAAACATACTCTCTCTACGAAGAGATGGAAGACTATCGTTACCACCTCTCACAAAGTTGTAAAGTTTAGTCCACTCCTTTCTTAGGGAAGAACGAATTCTTCCTTTTCCATCATCAGTCGATCCCAAAGATGAAGTTGATGCCCTATCGAGTGCGTCAACTTGTGATTTAATCTTATCACTTAGGTTTCCACCCTGTGTAGCATCATCTCCATACGAGTTGTAGGGAACATCTCCCTCTGGAAGCATGGAGATGATACTATCATCAAAATTCCAAATCAAAATTGCTTTGATTGAATCGTGAGAATATTTTTGCAGGACTTCTACTTTCTTTGCTCTACTTCTTTGCTTTGATGCAAGTTGAAGAACTTCAAAT